TACTATTTTTAGCTTCGTCCTTGCCCGGAATATTCATTTGGTTGTAATCACCACCAGACTCTGCTTTTCCAACCTTTGCCATTGCTTTGTCATATGTTGATAATACGGTACCCGCAACAACACCAACAGCAGGGCCATACTCATTAATAGCATTAATAGCTTTGTTTATGAAATTGGTTGGTTCTCTATGTTTATGTGGACCCACTTTTTCATTTTTTGGCTCAGTAATCTTTTTGTGCACAATCTTTGATTTTGGAACATCAATTCCAAGTTCATGCATACTACCAATATGTTCATGTTCGTCTTTTTCATGTAGCGTCTTTTTGAAATCATTTTCGATTTCTCTAAGTTCCATTTTCTTGGCATGTGCCTTTATCATGAAATTTATAGTCTTTGCAACTATATCTGCGGCTCCATCACCCCGAGACAATCTAGAAGAACCACCTTCAGATAATTTTGTATACTCATCCGTCTGCAATTTAGATACAGTTTGTCCAGCAATAGGAGCAGGACTTAATTTAGTATCTTCAGTTTGTGTATTTGTATTGGTGGAGTCATTAGACAACCAACCTCCACCAATAACCTTAGACAAAGAACTTTTAGAGAACTTTGTCTTCAGTTGTTTAGCTACTTTTTCTGTATTTGGGGATATTTGATTCTTTTTCATCTTGATTCCGCGTTTCTTTGTCTTATTCTTTCGTTTTCTTCTTCTAAAAATTGAGAAAGCATAGAGATGTAAATATCACGTTCCCAAGGAATCATACCCTCAAGTTCCGACAAACTATATTTGTGGTGTTGCATCAATGCAAAGTTTGTCGTATAGTAGTTTCTTAATGTATCATGACAAAATGTTAACCGAAAAAATCTTCGATGCCTTCTACTGTAATTTCATGGTCAAATCCACACTTCTTACACTTGACACTGATAACTTTTCGCATCACAGGAAGATTGTTGAAAAATTCTTCGATCTTGGAAAACTGTTCTTGTGCAAGCGAGTCAACAAAATCGGATAGTTCTTGTCTAGGCACTTCATGTGAATAGTGATATTGTTCACCATCAAAGATATACTCAACACAATCCAAAATCATATTGAATGCCATCTCAGTATCCGTATCAAACTTACCGGCTTTATCAATAAAAGAGTATTCTGGATACTTCAACTTAATAATAATTTTATCTGTTAAACTAATTTCATCTTTAATGTTGTCTGGAAATGATACGTTAACATCAGTAATATCAATATCAACTTCCATGGTGTTATTACATACAACACCATCTACTTTATTTTCACACTTATATTTGTTGTGAACAATTTCACCAACTGATCTTGCTCTAAGTTGGAGAAAGTAAAACTCAACATCAATGATAGGCAATACATCAATATTAATTTTGTCCGTCAAGGTGCAGTTTGTAAGAATTTGTTTAATATTCTTTTCCATTGTATCTTTATCACCAGACTCAAGTGCCATCAAAAGATTACGCTGTTCCTTTACCCTAAAAGGGCGAAATTTAATCTTTTTCTTGGTTAGTGGTAGTGTAGTCTCATATACTGGACTATCTATAATTGGTAAACTCATTATATATCCTTATTATCTAGTTTTTAACATTGGTCCACCACGAGTTGGAATCGTAGTTATATCATTTGGAACAGAGCCACCTCTCCCAACTTTAACCGGGCCTTGTGGACTCGGAACATATCCGCCAATAGCTTTGAGGTTTGCTGGAGATTTCATAGGAGAACTTCCATTTGGCTGTGGTGGCGATGGTTGTGCTGGTATTGGTTGTGGTAATGCTTCAGTTAATGGGTTTCCGAAATCATTGGATGAAACGCCAGATGATGGCAAATTTCCAGAATCATTCAACGCAGCAATACCATTCATCTGCCAATAATCATATGCAAATACAACAACTAATTTATGAACACCCTCAGAACTCCAATCCAAATCTAGTTGATTGACTGCAATTGGATATGCATTGATCAAATTAACAGAATATGCAATATTATCTTCAACATCATATTGATCAATTTTTATAGTGGCAACATAGTCATCTTTATAACCAAAGTCAAATGTCATTGATGGGTTTATATATTCCATCCAAACATCAAAGAATGTTTTTTCTGCCATATCAGATGAAACCAGAAATGATAATGAAATGTCTGTATACGAACTATGCATGGGATACTTCATTGATGGATTTGATCCAAACTTTTGTTCTACTGTCCCAAATGTTCTTCCCGGCAATTCAGCATTTTCACATCTATATTTAACACCACCTGTAACCTGTCCTTTGTATAATGCAATAATGTTGAAATTGTTTAGGTTAATATCAACCAAAAATCTACTTGGTCTAGCTACTTCAACATTAGAGAACGACGATATAAATTCTTGTAGTGCCATCTATTAATCCTGATTAAAGTGTGCCATGTGGTCTTTCCATTCTTCCATAGAATCTTTCCATACTGTAGCTTGTTTGGCTTTTTGAAATTGGGCTATTGGTAACATTGTTGCAATATCGTATTCATATGGCTGAACTTCTAACAGAGGCGATTTTATATGTGAACTAAGATATCGTTTAATGCAAGGCCGAAACTCTTGCATATTAGCAGTAACCTTTAATATCTCATAGGATATCTTAAGTCTCTCAACTTCACCTGCTCGATGTATTGTATCTTTGTCCGTATTTTTAACACCATATGTCTTTAATAACTTCTTTAAGAACGCAATACGATACTTAACGGGAAGGTAGTGTAGATTCAATCCCAAGAAGCCATCTGGATATAATTCAAGTACCAATACTAAGGGGAATTTATCCCAATAAGGTAAATCTGCTTTTGTCTTTGCATCATAATAAAAGAAATACATGTGCCCACGATCACGATACCTAAGATTCTTTCCACGTTGTCTATGGGCTTCTTTTGAAATATCCGAAGCAATACCTGACGTTTTCTTAATGTCATTTATTTTACCTTGAATCCAAACCATTGCCTTGGAAGACAGTAGTTTCAGTTCAAGTTCGGTACTCTGTTTACCGAGTATCGTTAGTTTTGAGTTTCGTTGATTAGTTGCCATTGTTTATTTATGTCCTATTTCTTACCAAACAGGTCCATCTCCGTCAAAATTTTAAACTCCCATCCACGGTCTTTACAATATTCAGTTGCAGCCTTAAACTTAGCTTGGTTTACTGCCCATGTGGTAACTTCTGTTATATATTGTTTAGTTATTTTCTTCTTTATCGCAGGTTCTTGTGTCTGTTTGTATGGTTTGACTTCAATAAGGTAATTCTTTATTGTACCATCTTTAGACTTAATCTTACAGAAAAAATCAACAAAGTATCTATGATACCTTTGGTCAACAGGAGACATATAAGGAACGACGATTTCCTCAGATTTCCAAGAAATTACATTGACTGCAGTATCCAACCAAACACAAACTTTAACTTCCCATGAACTTCTGCAGATTATATTATTAGCATCACCATCATATTTTCTTGGATTCTTGGGATACCATTTTCTTGGAGTGGGTCTTGCCATTATATTACCTTTATTTCTATAGTTTCTATTTATCGGTATAAATAGAAGAGTCTTCCTTCATATGAGAAACACATGGCATCCTTAACTCAAATATCTTCAGGCAAATCAAGTTCAGTAACAACAGGTCCACTGAAGTCTCTGTTTGCGTCGTCACAGGTGACTGTTCTCAACTACCCGGCTGATCTTGGAACAAAATCAAAAAATCATTATGTTAAATTTAACATCAAGCAAATAGATACATCAGAATTTATAACTGAATCAAATAACGGTACTATATCATCAAAAGCATTACAAGCATTTAGTCAACACTCATTTAAATCACCAACTCAAACCATGAGTGCTTATATTGCGCTTTACATGCCAGATACATTAACAGCAACATATAATGCAGCATATTCCGAACTAAGCCTAACCAATGATCTTGGAAGCGGCGCTGCTGCACTACAGTATGTGCAAGCAGTGGCGGGGGGTGATGATACTGGAAGTGTATTGAGTAAGGATGCGGCTATACTTTCGGCCATAACAAAGGGCATTGCTGCAGCTAGTAAGGGAGTTGTAAATAACACGGTGGCTGATGTTGCGTTGACTAGCAAAGGTATTGCAATAAATCCACAAATTCAGATGATTTTCAGTGGTGTTGGCCTTAGATCATTTCAATTAACTTTCATTTTTACACCAAGCTCGATAAATGAGGCACAGACCGTTGCAGGAATAATAAACACATTTAAATATCACTTTTCTCCAAATATTTTAAGCGGAGAAAATTCTTCCAATGGATTGTTTTATATACCACCTTCATATTTTAATCTTGAATTTATGTTTGGTGCGAAAGAAAATCAATATCTACCAAAATATGGAGATTGTGTTCTAGAAAGTATTGATGTTAATTATGCACCAAATGGATTTGCTGCGCACGTGGATGGTGCACCAGTACAAACACAATTAAATCTTTCATTCAAAGAATTGGAAATTATCACTAAAGATAAAATTCTTCTTGGGCAGCTTAAGGCAGAAGGGGGGTTACGTTAATGAAATACTTCTCACAATTTCCAATGACAACTGTTACTGATGATTTTGGTAACAGCATTCAGGTGGTTGATATTCTAGAAAGAACCGAAATCATACCAACATTAATGAATAATGCCCAGCTATTTTATTCATATGATATTCAAGACGGAGATACACCAGATATTATATCAAGTAAATATTATTCATCCCCAGATCGATATTGGATGGTAATATACAGTAGTAATGTATTGGATGCTCAAGGAGAGTGGCCTATGGGACCAAACTTGTTCAATGAATATATCATAGACAAATATAGTGGAATTACTTCAAATGTATTAAGCATATCTGCAAATACAGTGACACCACAACAAATTCTCGCATATACACAAGCCACAATTCAGCAATATATTAAGAATGTTACCACAACTGACTCTATTACGAACAATTCAAATACAATAAGTTATATAATTGATCAGTCTGCATTTGCAAATACCATTCAAGGTACACAAATGGTACAATTCAATACTGGTGCATACTCTACAATTACCACAACAACATATCCACAATACATTTACGATTATGAGATGCAATTGAATGAATCTAAACGAACTATAAATCTATTGAATTCTGGATATGCTGGAACTTTAGAAAATCAGTTGTCAACCTTGTTGGGGCAATAAATGTCAGGCACCGGTATTCTTTTCCCAAAGGACTTTAATCTTAAGACGCTATTGCTACATACAGCGACAGGTGTTATTGACTTGAAGTTTATCATGAGTGAACTTTCCTATCAGGAAGATTTGTTTAATAATGTGGTTTCTGGTTATGTTATGGTAGCAGAAAGTTCCGGATATGGAGAATTCTTAAGCTTGACTGGTTCTGAATTTTTGGAAATATCATTCAGTAAAGGTGGCAACGTTGATGCACAAATCACAAAAATAGCAAGAGTTTATAAAATAGAGCACAGAAAATTAACAGAAAATATGTACACAGAATCATATTGTCTACAATTTTGCTCCGAAGAATTGGTATTATCTGAACAATATAAGATATCAAAGTCATATAAGAACATGACCATAGATGCTATGATATCTGATATCTGCACAGGAGAATCTGGTATAAAGACGCTTGGTATATCAAAGAGTAAACTCAACATCACAGGAACTTATGGCCTATATAGTTTTATAGTACCGACACTAAAACCATTTGATGCCATAAATTGGTTGTCTACTTATGCATTATCCAACCAATATAGCGGGGCTGATATGGTATTCTATGAAAATAATCATGGATTCAACTTCAATTCTTTACAATATTTGATGGGTGGTGATGGTGTTGTGTATGGTAAATATAGATACGATCCCAAGAATCTTACAAGTCTTACAAAGTCTAATATGCAAGAAAGAATGTATAATGTGTCTGCATATGAGATACTAAATTCATTTGACACGCTTAATGGGGTAAACACAGGAACATACGCAAACAGATTACTCTCCGTCGATCTTGTTACAAGGACGACTAAAACGACAGATTTTGATTATTCTAAATATTTTACAGACGCACAGACACTAAACAATTTTCCAATCATCAACAATTACACAAATCGCAATGGTGATATGTTAAATGAAACTAGTGCTGCTTGCATGAAGTTAGCATTTACTAACTTTGATCAAAATAACCCGGCAAATAAAGCATTAAGTTCGGCAAGTGTTGCCCCAACCATAATGCCAAACATCAATGCAGAGACATATATACCATATAGGACTGCACAGATACCACTTGCTAATTATACTAGGGTTAGAATTTCAGTTGCAGGTGATCCTACAGTCACGGTTGGTAAACAGATAGAATTCAATCTTCCATCAAATAGTCCAAATTACAAAGGACCAAATTTGTTTTATTCTGGTATCTATTTGGTCACTGCAGTTCGCCATTTAATAACACAAACAGAATATAAAACTGTAATGGAAATAACTAAAGATAGCGTTCCAAATCAGTATATGGATAATGCAGAAAATTCTACAATATGGAACACTTTAACAAGTCAATAATATGAAATCAGTTAATAATTTTGCGGGGCTTAATGGCTTTATTTGGTGGGTTGGCGTCATTGAAAATAATGTTGATCCACTTGGTATTGGACGATGCCAAGTTAGAATATTTGGGTGGCATTCTCCCGATGTAAATTTAGTTCCCGGACCAGATTTGCCTTGGGCACTTCCTGTAGTTCCACTCAATAATAGCAATTCAAATTCATCACCACATGTTGGTTCTTGGGTTCTTGGGTTCTTCTTAGATGGCGAGAATGCACAATTTCCCGTAATGCTTGGTGTTGTTCCCGGACTAGCTAATACTTCAATGTAAAGGAATCCATATGACAGAAACTCCCTTAAGCGAAGTAAATCTAGCGGCAACTAGAGTATTTAACGGCGTAATCAAGCAAACAAATCCACCAATCTATCCTTGGGGTGGTTCATTTTTGACAAGTGGTGTACAGACAACTAATGGACTTTCTAGAGGTGTACTGGCTAACACTGGAGTGTATATAACAAACTCAGACCTTAGTCATATATGTGACTTTAGGTTTCTACTATCTGCAAATTTCAGTTTAACCGGGCTTATTCCAAATCTTGCTATTTTGTCTGGTGCTATTCAAAATGGTAAAATGGCCGCAGCTAACGCAGTTAGATCAGCAATGTCAAAATTAATCGGTGAATTTAGAATAGCAGCAAAAGCTATTACATTTGCACTAAATCTCGATCCTTCTGGAGAATTCTCTCGCCAATATTCTGTGGCTAAAAGTGTTGTACGTGATATCAATGAAAAGCTAAAACAAATTACACAGGTAATAGCGGATGTTGCGTTTGTTTATTATTTGATAAAAGACATAGAGCAGATAATCGCATGGATTGAAACATTACCCGCCGAAGTTAAAGCATTGATACAAAGTTGCTTAAAAAACTTCACAAGTTCTTTGGCGGCGGTTAAAGGACAAATCGCTGGAACTGTCCAACAAATTCAAGGCGAAATGACAAGTAGTTTAGTGTCACAACTTACGGTGTCACAGGACGCAGTGGGAACTTCAACTATTGGAGCATCACCGACATTAATTTCTGCTATATCAAATCCAATGAATTCTTCCGCTGATGCAGTGCATGGATTGTTTACGGATTCGGTAAACTCCGCAAATGTTTTATTAGCAACAACTATAATCAATAAAAAAGCTGCAGCTTCAGGACCATAATATGCTACAACCAGATTTCTTTAAAGCATGGACAGAACCAATGTCCGCTGCAAACACAGCATATCCACCAGTATATCCATACAATAATTCAACAGCAACACCCGGTGGACACTCATTTGAACTAGATGATACCCCAACCAGAGAACGCATTAGAATTCAACACAGATCAAAGACATTCATAGAAATGCATCCAAATGGTGATGAGGTACATAAGATATACGGCAATGGATATGAAATTGTTATAAATGATAAAAATGTATCAATATCGGGAAATGTTAATATTACCGTCGCAGGTGATGCCTATATCAATATACAAGGCGATAAAATAGAGCAAATTGATGGAAATGTAGAACAACACATAAAAGGAAACTATACACAAGTTGTTGAAGGTATAACCAGTATGACTTCACAGGGTGATACAAATATAATATGTGGTGGTGTTCTTGGTGGTGGGCTGAAACTGCAGACTGGCGATTATATGCACCTATCTGGTGATTTGTCAGTAGATGGTGAAATAGTTGGTGGCAAGATAACATCAACAGGTAGAATAGATGCAGCCACTGGTATTAGTGCTGGTCCGCTGGGCTTTGTTACAATGACTGGTGGTGTTTCAGTTGGAATCCCGGTGGCGGTTCCTACACAGGTTAATTCTGCTGGACCAATCAATTCACTCACGTCAATTTCCGCACCACTTGGGAGTTTTGGTATATCTAGTTCCATATTAGGATTTGATACCATTAACTTATTGTTGCACAATACACACTTCCATATAGCACCAAATGGAACCACTAGCACACCAATACCAACAGAAATTTCAGCATAAGGATATATAATGAGCATTTATGATAGATTAGCCTTTAATTCAAGTGATCCTGCAACAGCAGCCACTGTATCTCCATACAGTAGTGGCGTAATTAATCAGATGGCGATGGTTCCCCCATTATTGGCAACTTGGCAACAAACCGATATTGCAAATTCGTCTGCTACCGGGTACTTCGTAAATCCAGTGGCTAATGTTGCACAAAATATAATGATATTAGCAAATACACTAAATTCTACTATCACGAGTCATAATGTTTATGGAACAACTGCTTCTGTGAATACTGCAATATTAGCTATAAATTCATCAGCCCTTAATATAGGAACGACTGGAGCCACATTCTTATATACAACAAATAGACAATCTAATGTTGTTGGCATTGGGAGTGATACTACTACGCCGCACTATACAACCGCTATAGGCATTGGTAAGATGCTTTCGTATATTGTAAATCAGTCAGATAACGTTCAGAACAATTCCCCAATCATGGGTAGTTTTAGTAGTATTACAATCGGAAATACATTAACATCATTATATAGCACACTAACCTCATTGTCAACGATATTTTTAAACTCTATTGGTTCATTATCAAATGTATCAAACGTAAGCTTGGTTAATGCACAAGCATTGCAGAACAGTGTGGCACAAATATCAACAATTTTAACTCAATACCCAGCACAAGACAAACAATTCTTCAACAACTCACAGAGTGTGGTTAATGACTTTAATGTAGTAAATCAGTTTTCACACACAGGACAAACGGAAAATTTGCTATTCAAACAGTATATTGGAACCCCAAAACTATTGTCAAGAATCACTACATAAATAATAGATGGCAAAATTACAAAAAATATACGCTGACTTGGACTTGACGTTTAGAAAAGTCCCCGGAACAAACGATGTTGCACTTAGATACGACGATCAAGCCGTGGTATCCGCTATTCGGTACTTATTGATGACAAATTTCCACGAAAGGCCATTTCAACCCACACTGGGTTCGAACATGAATGCGATGCTTTTCGAGCCTTCAAGTGGGGTCATGGCTAGTATGCTAAAAGATGAAATTTCTAATGTGATTTCAAACTTTGAAACAAGAGCCACCATAAATGAAATAATGGTAAATACAACCTCTGATGGGCAAGGATTCAGCATAAGTCTAAGCGTGTTCATTGGGAATAATACAACACCAACAAACATATCTCTACTATTACAGAGGACACGTTAATGTCAAATTCAAACAATCAAATTCAAGTAGCCAACTTAGACTTTACCGGAATTAAAAAGAACTTCATTACATATCTCCAAAGTCAAGACACGTTCAAGGGGTATAATTTTGCTGGGTCTGCTTTGTCAACATTGCTTGATGTTTTAGCATATAATACACAATACAACGGAATGTATTTGAATCTTGTTGCGAATGAAATGTTTTTAGATTCCGCAGTTAAAAGATCGTCTGTCGTATCACATGCAAAGTTGTTGAACTATACACCAAAGTCTGCTATAGGCCCAGTAGCTATCGTTAATGTGGCTTTTGTTGGAGTTTCTGGTTCATATTATACTATTCCCCAATACACAAATTTTCTATCTGAATCGGTTGATGGTGTGAACTATAACTATGTCACTACAGACAGTCATTCCACACAAATTGCAAATGGAAATGCAACATTTTCCAATATTGGGTTGAAGCAAGGTACATTAGAATCGTATACGTTTTCTGTTGATACAAATACAAATCCATCATGTATATTTGAAATACCTGATTCTCAAATAGACACATCAACCCTATCAGTATTAGTTCAACAATCAAGTACCAATTCATCTTACCAGATTTATACAAGCTCAACGGATTATCTATCAATAACCCCAACTGATACGGTATATTTCGTGCAAGAAAGCACTAAGGGAAATTATCAGATTTATTTTGGTGACGGTATTTTGGGTGCTCAATTAAATAGTGGAAACATAGTAAAAATAAATTATATTTCTACCAGTGGATCGTCTGGTGGTGGGGCAAATAATTTTTCACTGATGGATAACCTAGCACCATTCTCTTCGTATACAATAACTCCTGTCCAAGCTGCATCAATGGGCCAAGACAAAGAAACAATAGACTCCATTAAATTCCAAGCACCTAAAGCATTTGCTGCGCAAGGAAGAGCAGTTAGCAAGAATGATTATATAACTGCAATACAACAAAATTCACTTGGAATTCAGTTTGATGCAGTATCAGTTTGGGGTGGTGAAGAAAACATTCCGCCAGCATACGGTCAAGTTTTTGTTGCACTGAAGCCAAAAGGTGCGTATGATTTGACAACAACACAAAAACAAATGATAGTTTCTCAAGTATTGAAGCCTATAAGTGTGTTAACGGTGGAACCTACAATTGTTAGTCCAGATTATACATATATCCAAGTAACTGCCAATGTACTTTTTCAACAGGCACAGACTACAAGCACACCTTCAAATATTCAAGATAAAGTAACGTCTGCATTGTATGGATATTCAACAAGTAAATTAAACACATTCAACTCTACATTTAGTTCATCGGATGTATTATCTACAATTTCATCGGTTGATAAAGCCATTATAACCTCAGACTTTACATTAAACTTACAAAAGAAGTTTTACCCAAATCTTTCTACACCAACAACATATAAATTATATTGTGGAGTTGGACTTAAGAAGGGTGTAGTCCAATCTGGTGTTACTAGTACACCCGCTATTCAAGTAAAAGACCCCAGTAACCCTACAAATATCATTGACAGTGTGTTTATTGAAGAAGTACCTGCACCAACTAATGGAATATCTTCAATATCTATACTAAATCCCGGTTTCAATTATCAACTAAGTCCAACTCTTACCATTCTTGGTGATGGAACAGGGGCTACTGCTACTGCTACTATCATCAATGGAAGTATCAATAAAGTAAAAATAACTAATGCTGGGGTTGGCTATACCAGTGCGGTGGTTACGGTTACCCCCGCTGCGGGTGACACTACTGGAGTTAATGGCGCATTACTGGTTAGTCTAGATGGGCAATATGGAACACTTAGAACATATTACAACAATGCACAAAATGCAAAGACAGTTTTAAATTCCAACATTGGAACCATCGACTATATAAATGGTATCATAACATTAAATAACTTCAGTCCAGTGAATGTTGATAATGCGCTTGGTCAATTGACAATAACTGTTACACCAATAACAACTATTATTTCTTCATCATACAATAAAATAATTACAATAGACCCATTTGATGCTGGTGCCGTTAGTGTTAGTGTCAATGCAAAACGAAATTAAGTTAAATGATACAAAGTCAACAAAAAACTTCTCTCTTAATCCCACATCAGCTTCCTAAGTTTATTAGCGAAGACCCTGCGTATGCAAATTTTGTTTTGTTTTTGCAAGCGTATTATGAGTGGATGGAAGAGCAAGGTAACACATTAGATTTCTCAAAAAATATATTGAATTATATGGATGTGGACACAACCACATCCGATTTCATGAATTATTTCATGAACGACTTTATGGGAAATTTCCCTAAAGAACTGATGGCAGACCAGACAAAAGTATTGAAAATTGCAAAACAATTATACCAATCAAAGGGAACTCCTGCATCATATCAATTTTTGTTTCGGGTTTTATATAATACTGATGTTGATTTCTTTTATACTAAGGATGTTGTGTTTAAGGCATCTGCGGGTAAATGGTATGTACCAAGAAGTTTAAAATTAGCTACAAGTGATTCAAACTTTCTAAAGATACAAAATCTAAGAGTGTTTGGCGAATTTTCAAAATCCATTGCAACCGTAGAAACTGCTATATTTGATGGACTAAAAACTGAAGTATTCATATCAAATATTGAACGATTATTCCAATCTGGCGAAGCTGTACGAGTAGTAGATTCTAATAACCAAACAGTATACTTTTTAAATGGTAATATAGTACCAGTAGGAACCGTAGGGGCAGAATCTTTACGCGCAATTATCGTAGGGCAGATAAGTCAGATTATACCAAATTCTACCAATAGAGGACTTGATTATCAGGTACGTGACCCAGTTGTAGTTTATGGTGGCCTAAACCCAAATACAGCAAACCCTATTGGCGCTATAGCACAAGTCGGTGCAGTAACATCAGGCTCCATTCAACGGGTAACGGTAACTACCGAAGGTTATGGATATTCCGCCTCCCCATATATTAATTTAGTTGGATCACCAAATACTGCTATAGGATTTATTGGGTTGAATAAGGGGGCTGCTGCGCCTATTGCCATTGTGGGTGGACTTGATCCAAATGGGGTATCGAATGTATCTTTTATCCCAGTTGATAGTATTGGACTAAAAAGATTCATTACTCTTGGCGCAGCCAACTATTATTTTTCCAATTTGACATCAGCTAATATCAACACGTCATTAGCAAATTCATTAAACTTTACATCATTTTCTACATATCCAATTTCTTCGGTTATTGTAGAAAATCAAGGTGGTGGTATTTCAATACAACCAACTGTAATTGCAACTTCATATTACAATACAGACGACCCAATGAGTCTTGGTTATGCCCAAACCACATTATCAAATTTAGGAATTCTTGCACCAATTCAAATATTAAATGCGGGTGCTGGTTATAGAGCCAATGATACAATTCTAATAACTGGTGGATCGGGCTATGGTGCATATGCAAATGTAGTTACCGTAAACACATCTGGGGGGATTCAATCGGTTGGTTATGTCAGCAACAATCAACACAGAATGACTTTGGGTGGTATGGGTTATATGTCCCAGTTGCCCTCATTGAGTGTGTCTTCTGCTAATACGTTTGCAGCAAATGCTTCTCTATATGTTCCGGGTATTCTTGGAACTGGTGCAACATTCTCTGCTATTGCAAATCGGGTGGGGTCTATCACTTCGTTCAACATTCTAAACAATGGCGAAGATTATATTTCTGCTCCAACAATATCATTGAAGGTTCAAGATTTGGTAGTATCTAATGTATTTTTTACATCGTTACCATCTGCGGGTGATGTCATATACCAAGGAGCTAACACAAATACAGCAACGTATATGGCAATTGTTGATACTATAAATGCATTGGAGAACTTTAATCCATCCAATACAAGCATTTATCAACTACGCACATATAACTACTCATCCAAGCCAAAATTAAATCTACCACTGAAAATAGATTCCAAGGGCGCTAATCTACAGTTAATATCAAACTACGGCATTAATAATACAACCTTTAGCCTATTAGATACAAGATTTGATGCTGCTAATGGTGTTATAACTTATGGTGATGGTACAGCTAAGGCCAATGCAACATTCCTTAATGGTTTGGTTATTGGTAATGGACAATACTTAGATACATCAGGACAACCAAGTGCGTCTGATGTACTACAAAGCACTCAGTTCAATAATTATACATATGAAATAACGTTAGAGAAAGAAATTGCAAAATATCGTGACGTGTTATTAAATCTATTGCATCCAACTGGAACTCAAGTTATCGGTAGATTTGCCATGAAATCCAACAGTTCTATGCATTATGACATTGAAGATGTTTTGAGTACGGGACACACTTTAAGTTTTTACACCGGAGCGGTAGCATCAAATGTTACCATGACCGGAAGCTTCAACAATCCAAGTAATAATCAAATCAATTTCGGTAATTTGGCAGGAGCTAATATTGCTAATATCGTATTTGCTAACACGTCAACGATAAGATTTACCACCCCCTATGGAGATTCGGTAGATTCATTGATCACTTCGGTAAATCCAATAGCAAATACAGCAACATTAAAAGATAGTGTTTGGTTAGCATTTTCTAATGTAGCTACAGTATCTGTGACCAATGCAAGTAATATCATAAATATAAAATCAATCACAAACTCGTATAATATTGTAAATAATGGAAATTATAGCAATACAATGTACCCATTGATGGACATTGTTAGAGTTGGCGACATTATTAAACTTGATGATTCACAGATTTTTAGTGTGGTTGGTTTAAATTACGGAAACAACACGCTAATAGCATCTGGAACATCAACATCAACAAATTCAAGTGAATTTATGTCGGTGCTGCGTACATTAAACGCATCAAATGTACAAATTTTTGGACCAGTTGGGCAACAATATTTCCCAGAAATTACGGACGAAATTGGCAATTCATTAACTACTGAAAATGGTTTCACCCTCATATTAGGATAAAAAATGAGCACTATTAAAATATCACAACTACCAATAC